CTTGTATACTGAGTTTGATGGCGCCTTGTAGTTTTCACCCTTGTAGTAGAATCCTGTGTTCCCGTATCGACTCTCTTTCTCCTCGAACACCATCTTGTCTACTGACAAAAACTCAAACTCAAGAACGTCGACCATAAACTCGTCGTAACCATACTGAGCTCGATCTGAGTCTGGGTCATAGGTGGAGTAGCTCATGCGTCCAGTTCTGTTGCCAGACTTGGACTTCACCTTTGTGGCGATGTACTTGTAATCTTCTTCTGTGAGCTGATCTCCAGCAAGCCTCTTCAGCTCCTCGATAGGCATTCTCTTAACGTGCCCTGCGTAAAGCATGTCGCCAAACGAAGGGTCCTTTACTTCGCTGTGAACGAAATCGATGGGGTCCACGTAGTCGGTCTTGATGCCGTAGTTAGGGTCGTTGCTTCTTTTGACCACTGCCATTCCCAGGTTGACGATGTCATTGATTGATCTTCTGTATACGGAGTCGTGGAAGTCATTCCACTGAAGAGTCATATCTGTGGCGATTTGAGCAGCTATCTCTGATGAAGACTTAATGTTGTTCCCCATAAAAATCTCAGCCTCCTCCAAGCTATCTGGAAGCTCATCAACATTGGCTACGTCTACGTTGGTCTTCTTTTTGATTTCAGCAAGATCCTTTTTCGCCTTGATCAGCGCCTCCATCTTCTGCCTCTCTCTATCCTTCTCAGAAGAAGAGAGGGGGTCGACAGCCTCCAGGTTTGGGTACGGCTCTCGGGACAGAATCTTATTCACTACAATTCTAGCAAACTTAGGAAGTATTGGAACTGGAGTGAAGTCCAGGTTTAGGAAGCTGCCGTCCCCGTTGTTTGGATCCATGCTCGTCAAAAGCTGACGATAGATGGCGGTGTCTTGAGTCCCGTTTGCGTAAGCTCGGTTCTTCAAGAAGGTATCTCTCCTGCGCCTAAAAAGAGAGTTCTCCCTATCAAGAGACCCCCACTGATTCTCAATAGCCTTAGCGTATTGAAGACCATACTTAGCGCTTTCTTTGACCTCCCTCGTTTCGAGAGGATTGGGAAATCCTTTTTTAGATGTATTGTTGTCCCCGTACATTAGCGCAAATATACTAAAATTACGAGTGCCAGTGTTTTATCTTGTGCTTCCTAAAGAATTTCTTTTCTTTGAAGTTGGACTTTGGTTTCTCGGCTTTCACTTTTTGTGACCCCAACAGTGCTAGTCCAGAACTAATCGTCAAGTCAAACTTGGTTCTATTAGAGATCTTGTAACCTATCCAGTCTTCAAGAGTTCTATTAAGATACATCTTCCCCATCTCACCCGTATCTGAGTTCTCGCCGACATGATCGTGGATGTAGGTTTCGATAGCCTGAGCGTGAGACTGAATGACGTCCTGAGAGTTCGAGGGGATGCCTTTTGTTTTTACATTAACCCTAGAACTAGAAGAAGACAAGTGGTCTGGCCTATCCATTAGATAGCCATCATAACCTCTTGACTCAAAGTATCTTACGATGCCGTACTTATTGTTTTCCACGAGGAGTGGATAACCGTAGTAGAAGGCACACATAAGAACGTCTTCGTAGAAAATGCTGGCGAGGTCAGGTCGGGAAGCATACTCAACAACGAACATGTTTGCGGGGGCGTGCATGTTGAACTTGTTGTACATGTGTAGAGCTCCCTTGGACCCCCTACCATCAACAGTCTGATCGAGATCATAAGAGTCAACACCACCGCAACCAATGTGGCTATTCCCAGGTTTTTTCTTTCCGCGCTCATCTATACATTTGTTTCTGTCTGCTGGTTTAGGCTGCCAAGCCACGTAGAACCTACCGTTAGGGTCAGGAGAGAATATGACTTCCTTGTCTTTCTCCTTCCACATAAAGTTGCCCCTAACAACAGGGTTTGGATACAGCTCGTTGTTATGGTCTATCTGCTGATAGATCTTACCCACATTGAACAGGCTCCCCTCGATGCTATCCCTGAAGGCTTCTTCTTCTGTAAAGGGGAACTGCCTGACAACTTCGTTCAATTCAGAAGCGTCATCCTTGAGGCTGTCTCTCTCGTTCTTCAGGTACGTCTTCGACCCTTGTTCAATAGTATCACCGTCAATACCGTCCACAGGGCTGCCAGGATCATCAATGACTGGCTGTCCGTATTTGTCAAAAAATCCTTCAAGTGCTTCATAGGCGGGCACAAAGATACGGTAAAGTCCAGTCTTAGTTCTACCGTTTGCGTTCCTTTCGTTCGGGTTGCTATCCTCCCACAAAGCCTTGTATTCACTGCCTCCTTTGTCCATTGGATTCACAGTGCTACCCACTAGCGCTTTGCCCACAACCTTCTTACCGACGATAAGGCAGGTTCTCTCTATACGCCACGCCTCTCGTATGTCAACTGGCTTTTCCCATTTGCCTGCCTCGTCGAGGTAAAGCATGTGCAGCTTCTCTCCGTCGTATGCGTTGTTCGTTGTGTTCTTCCAGTTGATGATCGTGTTCAGAGCGTCACCTTTGTATGACGTCTTGTTGTTCTTTGTAATCCGCTTGGATGGCTCGCGGAAAGCAAGCTCCATACGAGGGTTTGTGGTACCGTCTTGGATGGGTTTAAAAAAGAATGGGTACGATTTAAAAATCGGTACCACTTTCTTCATGAAGATGTTCTCTTGAGAATCTTTACCAGTCTTTGACTGAATCCCAAGAAGCTTGTCTTTAACCTGCGTAGCTTCGTCAACAAGAACAGAAGAACAGATATTAGTATACCCAGAGCGGCGACACTTAGTATAAAGCTGACCGACACAACGGGGATCAGCTTCGCACGCAGCCATGTGGAGAAAGATTTCACGTTGGAAGGAGAGATAGTATGGGGCACCGATATCGATGTTTGACCATTGGAGGAGCATGTAGTGTCTTCCCGTAATATACGTAGGGACGCCATTATTGTAAAACCAAACACCGTTACGCCTGCGTTCAAACTCCTTCTCGATGTAGCTAGAAAACTTCTTCCTAAACTCGGGAGGGTTTTCGAACCACTCATCCATACTTCTAACCATTTGCAGTTCTTTGGGCATAGGAATGCGTCGCCACATCTGCATAGCCTTTGGCCTGTCATGGAAGAGTATTTCAGATCGCTTTGGTTTCTTCGGGAGGACAACAAGAAGCCCATGGAGTTCAATAGCCTCACCTTCCGAACCGTTAGGGTCGATCTTAATCCCTTTATCTTCGTATCCATCTATGTCTACAAGCGTTGACATCAGAAGCTTCTACCGTACTTATCCATGCGCCCCAGTTTGGCTACTCCAACCTTAGGGTTCTTTAGATCCATGTACTTATCACAAGGACACTTGATGTCGTGATAGGCGCCGTCGTCACCAAACTTGATGCTGACCCCGCTCTTTGTTTCTTCGTGCTTTTTGTCGCACTTGCAAATGTATTCTGCCATGATTGTAAATTTAGTACCCCCGACAGGATTCGAACCTGTGACCGTCTGCTTAGAAGGCAGATGCTCTATCCAACTGAGCTACGAGGGCATGGTCGGCGAGGCGGGGCTTGAACCCGCATGTGACCGATTACTCTTTCTACAAGGTATAAGCTTGAGGAGATACTCGCCGATTAACTCTCATACTCCCCGTTCCACATATCCTCCCAGAACTTGTATCGTTTAACATCGTCCTCAGTGATGGTCATGTTCTTCCACCAGTACTGCTTACTTTGAGAATCTTTCTGCGAATCCTCCTGAGTAGTCTTTGTCTTCTTCGATTTCTCCATTTTCATTTAATTGTTTTACCATTTGCTCTAGCTTCTGTCGCTCAATGATAAGCTCCTTGCAGTCTATGGCTGTTTGTTTAATTGATTGCAGCTCTGCCTTTCTAGCTGAACCGCCAGCTTCTGGATCTACAGGCTTCTTGATCTCATCGATCATATTGTCAATGGCCACCTGCATGCTATCCATCAGCCTCTGGGCTGCGTCTACCGTCTTAAACTTCGACGTAGAGGAGCCTGTCTTCTGGGATGCGGATGTATTCTTTGCCATCGATTTTGAATCTGTAGTCAATGTCCTTTTTGAATCCAACAACATCACCTATCTCAAGCCCCATCCTCTTTGTCTCTTCGCTTTCAAATGCTAGTTTCGCCTTGGTAGTTTTCTTCTCTTTTAGCTGCACAGTGACCAAGCCGCTTTGAGTCTCAGTGATGTTTTCTTTTTCTTCTTTGATTTCTTCTAGAATAGCCCAGCCATACATAGGCTTGACCTCTCCAGTCTTCTTGCTTTTGTATGCGATCGCCTGGTTCGACAAGGCCGACTCCTCACTGTACCTCACCAGGAAGTGCTTGTCTTCACCCGTCAGCACCTGTCCTTCATTCATAACAACGAGATGGTGGAAGTACAGCGTATCGCCTACTTCTACTCCAGTGTCGTACTTGAAAGGTGAAGCCACAACAGGACCTTCATTTCTCCTGTGCTCGAATTCTTTGAAGCGATTGTCGACGTAAAGCTCTAGACCACCTGCGGTAGTCATAGTGTCTTCAATCTGCTTGTCGAGTTCAATGACAAACAAATCAAATGTTCTCATCAATTAAAAGTTTAAGTCGTATTCAATTATAGTAGGCATCTCATTCACGCTCTTCCAAAGAGCCGTCTCTTCGTCTATGTTGACGTAGATGAGATATCTTACTCTGCCAAATTTATGAAGAAATTCTGTATCAAGCACAATCGCAGATACTTTTCCTTCGCCAGCTCTCATGCCGACATAGTATGCCATGCCGTTCTTCGGGTCTTCCCCAATGACGATCTTTCTTACGTATCCTTCTTCCATTAGTTTAGAGATATGCCGAGATCTCCCAGCATGTCTCTAAGGTCGTTGTCTGTATTGTCTTCATAGGTCTCTCTCATAAGATCGACCATGATGTCGAGCTCATCTTTGGAGTCCAGGTTGTAACTAAACAGCGACTTCATCTCTACTGATTCGTCTTCGGCGGATTCAATTTCATCCATGAGGCCTACGACGATAGCTGACATGATTCTATTATCGTACCCCCTCTCTTTAACCAAGTTCTCAATTTCAAGTATCTTAGTGTAAAGCTCTGAGAGGAATTCAACGTCTTCGTAGTTCATAGCTTATTTTTGTCTAAGATACAAATTATTTCATGCCCAAAACGAAAGTTCGAAAGAAGAGATTGTTTAGGGAGGTTTCATTCCTCGACGACAGGTATGTAAACAACAACTACTTAAAGCACCTCAGGTCTACGCGAATCATGTTCTGCGAAGACAACGAGATATCTTTCAGCCACCTTGAGTTCCTATTGTGGGCGTATGACAAAGAGTTCTGGACGATCAACTACGCAGCCGACGAATACGGGTTCAACAAGAAGAACTTCGGAAACAGAATCCTATTCCCACTGCAACGAGCGGGTCTTGTGTACAAGCACTTCGACAAGCTCACACCCTCAGCTACACGAGAGGATCATTTGTTTAGAGAGGAGACCAAGATGAACTACAGGGTTCGCTACGCTATAACGCAAAAAGCCCGCATGTTAGTGCAGGCCTTTTACAGAAGGTTGGAGTCTTAATCGAAGATTACTTCGTAGACAACTTGTCCTTTATCATCTCGAACAGCTTTGAGAACGCGACCACGATTATCGCCATCATGCACGTAGCTAACGTGAACCCAATCAGGATTGTCTTCATCACCAAACTCCCAAATGAGCTGATCAAATTCGATGCAGCTACGTATATACTGGAAGATCTCACTGTTTGTAGTACCCCCGTAAACGTCTGCGTCCAGGTCGAGAGCTCTCCCCTGAATATGCTGACTACGACTTGAGCCGCCGATCGCAGTGTTGAGATCAAGCGAACGATAGCCGCTCGACACGTATATAGGAACTCCGAGCCCATCCCTAAGAGGTTGAAATACATATCGAGCAATCTGCCTAAGATTTTCTGTTTCCCATTCATCTGGTGTGTTGTTTATGCCGAGCCTTGATGCTGTTGTGCTTTTTGTGCATTCTCTAAGCGTCAGGTTTTCAGATAGTTGCATTTTTTTTCGAGATTTTTTTGCCGAAATGTTTGGAGGTAATTGTTTTTTCTCTTTAACATGAGATCAGCAACGAACAAATTTACAAAATTCAAATCAACAATCATGCGTAATTACATTGCAACCTTCGCTTTTCTTTTGTCTTCTGTCACTTGCTTCACCCAGAGCGACGTGGATTACTTTGCTTGGGTCTACGACGCAGCTTCTTACATGCCTATTGAAGGGGCTACAGTGACCATCCAATGCAACACGGTTGACATTTCTACAAATGAAACGGACCTCGATGGTGAGGCCCGCTTCGATGGGGTTGTCAATCCTGGAGCTGTGTACACCATCACTGTAGTCAGAGACGGATACTTATCAGAAGTACAATCCTTTCGTGCTCCAAATACAACAGGTGCAGGATTTACAGCAGGAGAGTTCTACTTGGGTAGGGAAGAGGATTAACCTCCTCTACCCACTCTTCCGAGCTGACCAGGTGTAAACAGAGGTCTTCTTCCGCCCGCATACTTTGGTGAAGTCATGTAAGGCAGCTGAGGCAATCTAAACTCTCTCTTTTTCTTGATCTTGATTTTACCTCTACCTGGAGGTCCTGGAATTCTTGGATCTTCGTCATCTTCACCTCTTATGATCTCAGGCAGAGTTCTAAATCCCTGGTCATCGGCTCTTGAGTAAGACTGTCCGAGCGCCTGCATGATATCTTTTCTATCGATCTTACCTTCCTCGACCATGTCCATAATTTCTGGAGGGAGAGTAAGAACGTTTGGCATCATCATGCCAGTCTCTTCATCCATACCTCCGAGTTGAACATCTCGCAACTCAAACCTTTCGTAAGCTCTGGCTGGGCTATCTGCTCCATATTTCCTCACCTCGAACTCCATAGGCTGTGCGATGTCTCTGTTAAGAGCACCACCAGATGGCTTTCTAGCTTCCTGATCGCCCATCTTAGCAGTTCCTCTAACTTCTGCGAACTCAGCAGCGGTGTAATCCTCTGGAGTCTTCACGCCCCCGAGAGCAGTAAGGAGATCTGAAACATCTTCAATCACAGGGCCGCCGTCTTCGTACTTAGGCATCATGCCTCCACCAGGGTACTTCATAACACCACCCTTGCCCATCATCATATCTTGATCGATCATGCCACCTCCTGGCATCATCTTGAAGTCCGCCCCTGAGATCTTACCGTCTTTGTTTTTGTCGAGCTTGTGCTGACCGCCTACGAGCCCGCTGCCACGGTACTTCATCACCTTCATTCCATCCTCACCGTACATATTGACAGTCTGAAGCGATTGGTCGTCGACAGGTGTGCCTGGCATAGCTTGCATTGTCATCTGTCGCGTAGCCTGAGGCATCATCTGAGGCATGGGTTGGTACTGGGGCATAGGCTGTTGGCCTCCTCCTCCTTGACTGATATTCTGAAGTTGTTGATTCAAGAGCTTCTTACCTTCTTTCTTCAACATGTCTTTAAATCCTCCCTTACCTGCTCCTTTACCAGCGCCTTTGGCTCCGCCCTTGAATCCACCTTTGAGTAGACCCTTAAGCCCACTCCCAGGGCCCTGGGCACCGCCTTTGAATATTCCTTTCAACCCGCCTTTAAAGAGGCCCTTGCCGCCAGCCGCAGCAGCCTTGCCTCCGAGCTTACCAGCCAGGGCAGCACCACCAAAGGCAGCACCTGCAGCGAGAGCACCCGCGCCGATAGCTTTCTTAGCTCTGTCTCTCTGTACACTCTTCAAGTAGTCCAGACGATCCTGACCGCCTTCTCCAAGCTCACCTCTTCTGGCAGCTCTCTTAAGCTGTCGCTTCTCTCTTCTTAGCGCACTTCCCTTGCCGCCCCCAAGTCCGAGGAAGCCTCTCCCCTTTTTGCTCATGTCGATGCCATCACCAGCACCAGCCATATCAGAAAACCTTGCTTGGGAGTTACCGAAGAAACCCTTCCCTTCTTTCCTCTTCTTTCTAAGGCGACCGCCGAAAAGCATCTTTTGGTAGTCAGAATCTTTTTTTGCTCTCATGATGCAAATATAATCATTAAAGGTTTTCGATCTAAGCACCCCCTCTGCTCACGAAAAGTAAGCGCAGACCTCGCGCCTATTCAGCAATAAAGTAACAGCTTTGAAATGTTCTTACATTTCCTAAGACTGCCTAGGAGCTTTTCCTCTATTTACTTAAGAAGCTTCTCTTTCTCGTTTGCTTCGAGGCGAAGTTACAGCAGATTTCTGACTTATGAATCAGCTAGAGCATTAGGTTAAGTAGATAGGTCTAACTTATTGTCTTAGAACAGCTTGAATGCTTCTAAGTGAAGCGAGAGTGAGCCGATCGAGGGCGAACCCGCTTTGAAATTTGAGGGTGTAATACAGATCTGTGGGATTATACGTACCTATATACGTTACGCACGCGACACCCAAACGCATTATGCAACCCCGTGGGTACGATACACGTCGCATTTTGCGCATACATTCCAGCTTTTTGTAACTGACTGGTGCATAGCAGGTTACGTGCTCTCGGTTGGAGTAGCAGTACAGGGTGAGAATCACCTGTAATTCTGAACACTACGAGGACAATCCCCAACACCCCAAAGCATACACGATTCCTGCATCACACCTGACGCCACACTACGCGACGTGCAGACACATCACCTCCCCATGCCTTACGCGCACATGCGAATTCTTCGCGCCTGTTTTACCGAAGGTAAAATTGCGCATGGAATTAGTCCCTCAAAAATTTGGAAATAAGAAACACATCGCCGTAGCTTTGTACCGACCTCGACACTCGGTCTTGGTCGTCAAACTTCAAATCTTCATCTACGATGAACAATCAAACCAATCGTACACAACTGCTGAAAGCAGTTAAGTCAGCAGTCAACGCTGCATCTTTCGCACCGACCAAAGGTCGAGTAACCGAAGCCAAAGCCATGGTACGTGACCTGATGACGTACTTGGACTCCTTGGAGTCAGCCAAGCCAAACGCTTCGAAGAAGCGGAAGCGCAAGCAAAAGTCTGGCAAAGCCACCGCAGCTACCAAGGTAGCTGACAAGCAAGAAAAAGCCTTCCACGGCAAAGCCGATGGCGTGGTGACACCATCCACGAAGAAGCCAAAGGCTTCTGTCGAAGCGGCTCGAAAGTCAGCGGAGGCCGTGTCACGTCACACAGGGGCTGAAAGCCGAGCCAAGCGGAAAGCCGAGATGTTGTTGGAGTCTGTTGCCACACCTGACGTCACGTCACACGCTGACAGAATCGTCGACTTGGAGGCCAAAGTGGAGGCATTGTTGGCTTTGCAAGCCATGGGTCATGACGTCACACGTTCTGCGGAGGTGTTGTTCAGCGACTTGCCATTCGACCCAACCTGCTAATCCATGAGTGGGGGAGTATATACACCTTCTGAAGTTTACGAAGAAGGTGATATACGACCCCTCTCTCTAACTCGAAATTCAAACTTCAAATTCAACCATCATGTCAGGAGACGTTTCAAAAACCATCGACCGCATCATCCGTTCAGGTCACATGACAAGTGTAGACGTATACAGAGCGTTAGGTGACGACAGGGACGTAAGGAGATACATCCTC